CTGGAGCTGCCATTGTCTCCGTGGGGAGCGAACAGCCGTCTGAGAAAGGACGTGACAACGTATCATTTCTACGTGGATGATTACAGGTTTGAGCATCTGTTCAAGGATCCTATCAAGCTGCTTATGAGTGGCTGTAAGGCAATAGTGGAGCCGAACTGTAGCTGTCACGACCAGACACCTGTTGCCTGGGGTATTCAGCTGATCTATAAGAAACGCTGGCTGGCACGATACCTCCAGGAGTGTGGTATCAAGGTCTATGTGGATCTGAACGTAAGCCACAAATTCATTGAGTACAACAAAATGGGGGTACCTGAGGGGTGGAATGCGTTTTTTACCAGGGGGCTTGACGATTGGATGGTTTCTCTGGAAAGTGATTTCCAGGTAGCAAAGGAGATTTCTGGACTTGATACACCGAACCTTATTGTGTACGGTGGAGGCAAGGAAGTTCAGAAGTTCTGCCAGAAGCACAATCTGTTGTACGTGACCGACTTTATAAACGCCAAAAAGATATAGAGCTATGGGACGTGGTGCGAGTGGCAGCAATCCGATTGCAAAACAGGCTGAGAAATACAAGAAAGAAGCTCAGGCAGCAGCCAAAGCCTACAGCGAGAAAAGGGAGGCAGACCAGGATGCGCTGGTTAAGAAATATCAATCATAAAATTACACGATATGGGCAGAAATTCAGGAGGCAGCAACCCTAATGCACAGGGAGGTCTCAAAGAGAAAGATTCAAACTACAAAGGCAAGATCGGCAAGCTGGAGAGCTTAAGCACGATCAAAAATCCAGCTGTGTACAAAGAGGTCGGTTCTGCGATCTCCAGATTCCATTCCGTCCTGGGAGTAAGGGAACGCAACGTGAAACTTGCAACCCTGGGAGGTGGTTATGGTGGTGTACAGGTAACGCAAGGAGGAAAAAGCCAGATGGTAGTTCTCAACAAGTCAATTTTCAACGGCAAAGGCACCACAACACAGAGTGTCGCTGCCTGGGCGAAGTCTGGCTATAATTCAGGGCACCTTACCCAGACAAACAAGCCTATTGCCCACATAGTAACCCACGAGCTTGCACACGCAACCTGGAACAGCAGCCTGACTGGGGCAAACCAGAAAGCAGCTGGCAAAGATATTGTGAAGCTGTACCGTCAGTGGGGCAGAGACAAAAGCAAGAAAGGCTACGGAAAGTATGCTGCCACAAACCGTGATGAGTTCTGGGCTGAGGTATGCACCAAAGCTGTTCACGGCAAAGCTGATAAGTACACAACAGCAGCTAAGGCTATTGTTAAGAAGTACGGACTTTAATAACTTTACAAATTGAACTTATAAATCTACAGAGAAATGAAAAAGATTGAATTAACAAATTTACAGGAGCAGCTGATTCAGAAGCAGCTCAACGGTGAGTATGATCCGTTCCTGTCCTCAGAGGAGGAAAAGAACGCCTACAATGACGTAATAGACAAAGCTCAGGATCTTTGCGATGAGCTGGATGCCTATGACGAAATAGAAGATTTGCTGCCGTGGTTCTGGGAAAAGTACCAGGAGCAAAAGAAAAGCGGTTCGGAGACAGAGCCAGCTCAGTAATGGACTGGTAGTGCGAGAATAAATCTGCCATTTTGCCTGTTGGAGCCAGGTAGAGTAATCCCCTGGCTCCTTTTTGCAGCCTTATAGTGTGTTCCTTAAACACAAGTGGCGAGAAACGACACGGAAACGACTATGGGATTTGAAAAAGGAAATACTTTGGGAAACAGATTCACCAGCGAGAACCAGCCAAAGAAAAATGGCAGGAAGCCGTCTCTGTATAAGCAGCTCAGAAAGCTGACAGGAAAGACGGTGGGATTTGAGCTGGACAAAGAGGATTATTATTCGATAATCCGTTTCCTGATGGAGCAGGATTCCGAAACCCTGGAGAAGCTGATCGTGACAGTAGATCCTGCGACTGGCAAGAAGATAATGAACCCAAAAACTCCGATCTGGGTTGTAAGCATTTGCTCAGCTATCAATGCTGATGCAAAGTATGGACGGACTAACACGGTGGAAATGGTGTTTGATCGAGTATTCGGCAAAGCTGTTCAGCCTGTCACAGGGGACATACGGAATGAGCTGGGCACAGGAGGTTTGGATCTGTCGAAGCTCAGCACGGACGAATTGCTACAGTACAATGCCCTGTTGGAAAAGATGAGCACCAGCACGTCACCGACAAAGGGCACTGACGATGGGCAAGTTTAAGGATGCGGTGCTGCCGATCCAGCTTGCAGTCAAGATTGAGCTGTTCAAGCGGAGGCAGTTTGATTTCATAACGTGCCGAGAGGGAAAGCGACACGAGAAGCAGCAGGAGGCTCTGGAGATCCTGACTGACAATGAGCACGCTGAGGTGCTTTATGGTGGTGCTGCTGGTGGTGCGAAGTCCTGGACAGGATGTGCCTGGGAGTTGTTTATGAGCCTGGGGTATCCAGGGACAAAGTGGTTCATAGGTCGTAAGACCTTGACGGAAATAACGAAGTCCACTTATCTGACGTTCAAGAGGGTGGCAAAGATGTATGGGGTGCCAGAAACCCTGTACACGTACAACGGACAGTTGAACTTTGTTGAGTTCTACAATGGTTCCAGAATTGACTTTCTGGATCTGACGTTGAAGCCGAGTGATCCGATGTATGAGACCTACGGATCAATGGAGTTCACTGGAGGCTGGATTGAGGAGGGTGGCGAAGTGAACTTTGGAGCTTACGATACGCTCAAAACACGTGTCGGACGTTGTATGAATGAGGAGTACGGTATCAAGCGAAAGCTGTTTGTTACCTGTAACCCTAAAAAGAACTGGATGTACACTGAGTTCTACAAGCCGTGGAAAGCTGGTGTGCTTGATTCTTTGAAATACTATTTGCCTTGCCTGGTGCAAGAGAACCCTTTTATAGATCCTGACTACATAGAGGGTTTGAAAACCACTAAGGATAAGGTGAAGCGAGAGAGGCTGTTGAAAGGTAACTGGGAGTATGACGATAACCCTAACGCCCTCTGTTCACACGATGACCTGCTGGCAATGTTCAGAAACAAGCTGGCTGTCAGAACAGGGATACACTACCTGACAGGTGATATTGCACGATTCGGAGCCGACTTTGCACGTGTCGCTGTCTGGGATGGCTGGGTTGTAGTGGAGGTGCGATGTTTCCCTGTCAGCAAGACAACGGACATACAGCAATACATAATCCGTTGCCAGAGGAAATATAGGATCCCTAACCACAGGTGCATAGTGGATGAGGACGGAGTAGGCGGTGGCGTTGTGGATAATTGCGAGATCCAGGGCTTTGTAAACAACAGCACTCCTTTCGCTGGAGAGAACTACCAGAACCTACAGACACAATGTGGGTACAAACTGGCAGAACATATAAACGCCCACGAGCTGGGCTTTGAGGATGGCGTGGTGTCAGATGAGGAGCAGGAGGAGATCATAAATGAGTGTGAGCAGCTGCAAACGTGGAAAGCGGACAGTGACGGAAAGCTGATGCTGAAACCAAAGCCTGAGATAAAGGAGGATCTGGGAAGATCGCCTGACTGGAGAGATATGCTGTTAATGCGGTGCTGGTTCGATTACAATGAGTATGACATACCAGACAACATAGAGAATATATTAAACCCTGGAATATAGAGTTATGGGACTTTTGACATTTCTTTCAAACGAGGTGAAGGCTGCTGTTGGATACCAGCAGGACTTTGAGCAGCTGCTGGCTAACGGTGATGTAGTCAGGGCACTGTCTTTTATGCACGATCACTCTGGGGAAGCTGCCGACAACCTCAGTAAGTACAGGATCGAAACTCACGAAGTTATGAAGCGTGAGGATAGAGCCGTGTACGATAAGAAAGGCAATTTTCTCCGCTGGAGCAAGCGGTGGAAGATTCCTGTAAGCTGGCAGGAGTATATCAATGAGGTTGCTCTGGTGTTCCTGTATGGCAGACCTGTGAAGTGGAGCCAAATCAGCGAGGGTACGGATGAGGCTTTCGAGGCGTATAACCAGTGGCTGGGGAAAATCAGGTTCAATGCCCACGTAAGGGAAGCAAAGCGTGTCGCCGGTGCCGAGGGTGTCAGTACCATTCTGTACCACGTGTACCAGAAAGACGGTAAGCCTGAGCTGCTGCTGAAAACCCTGTCAAAGGCAAAGGGTGATGATATTTATACAATCAAGGATCAGTATGACAGGTTGGTGGCTTTCGGCTGGGGATACACCCTCCACGATTCAGGGCACAAATCTGTACAGCATATTGATATTTACACCAGGGAGAAAGTGTACCGTTGTACCAGGGCAAGCGGAGGCTGGCAAGTGGATGCAAAGGACAACCAGATAGGCAAGATTCCTGTGCTCCTGTTCGAGCAGGAGCCAGAGAGTGCCAGCGTTCAGCCGATGTGTGACAGATATGAGAACCTGGGCAGCGTGGATGCTGACGTAAACGACAGGTTCAGCAATCCTGCTATGGTTGCGAGTGCTGACGTGCTTAACAGTCTGCCAAAGCAGGAGGAGGAAGCAAAGCTCTATATCCTTAAAAACGGTGGCAAGCTGGAATACCTCACCTGGAATCAGGCGAGCGAGAGCAAGAGGGATGAATATACACGTCTGGAGAAGAACATTCTCAACAAGTCTTTCACACCAGAGATTGACTTTGACAAAATGAAGTCTCTGGGAGGTATGAGCGCAAAGGCGATCCAGAAAGTCTTTCTGCTTGCAGTCATCAAGGCTGAGAGGCGTAAGGAAACGCACGATGGTTATATGAACCGTCACGCTCACCTTATGTGTGCTATCCTGGGAAACGTCCTGGACTACCGAAACAAGAGTAAGTATGATGCTCTTGTGCTGGGACACGAGTTTATGTCTCCTTTCGGTGAGGATGTGTCTGAAATGCTCAATGATGTGCTGAAACAGTACGGACAGGGTGCGCTGAGCCTCCAGACAACGCTTGAACTGAGCTACCTGGTGAAGAATGCCCAGAAAGAGTACGAACAGCTCCAGCAGGAGAAACAGGAGGCTTTCGAGCAGCAGCAGGAGCTTATGAAAGCCCAGACGATGCAGGATGCTTTTGGGGCAGCAGAATAGTCAATAAAGAGGGTAGGCAAGCCGTAGAGCATAGTTCTTCTATGCGGAGACTTGCATACTTGCCCTCTGTTTTTTTATCAATAAACAGTTATCACTATGGAATGGCTTAAGAAATTTTGGAGCTGGGTTCTCAAAGGATGGAACTGGCTCAGAACTGACGGATTGTTGCACCTGGTTATCAGTGCTCTGATTGTGGTGCTTTTTGGCGCCTTTCTGCCTGTGTGGGCAGCTATGCTGATCGCTGCCGTGGCTGGCATTGCAAAGGAGATTTACGACAGAGCTTCTGGAGAGGATACGGCTGAATGGCACGACCTGATCTGTGACGGAATAGGGATTGTTCTGGGCGTACTTATCTGTCTGTTTGTGGATTCTCTATAGGTGATGGGCAGAAAGCTACGCAAAAACACGTTCTATGGGATTTGGGACACTGAGAATGAGTGCCTGGATTCCAACGAGGCTTATTATGATCTGGAGGAGGCTCAGGAGGTATGCGATTCCAGAAACAGGCAGCTCCGGAGTGTGGAGTTTACAGAGGACGGCTACGCTGAGTATGTAGGCGAGCTGCCAGCTGTGTATGAGGTTCGTAAGATTACGGCTGAGGTGGTGACAGACTGACGGTGTGACGTGAAAGGCTGCAACGATGGCAAAGAAAGAGTATCTGAATGAGAAAAAGCTACAGCAGGAGCTGTTCAAACGGACGGAGGGGTATGCCTATTCCGTCCGTGCTCACTATCTGGATGCTTTCAATCAAGTTATTAACTTGGTAAAGGGTACAGAGCTGGAGGCTGGCAAACCGTTCAGCTTCTCAGAGTACGGCTATTCCGAGCAAGTCACACCGATTTTTAGGCAGATGTATTCCGAGGTGTACCAGACAATCCGTGGAGGCGTACAGGCTGAATGGCTCAACAGCAATGAGCACACAGACGATCTGGTGAAAGCCGTATTCGGAGCCAGCTCTATAGAGGATCACCACTTTGCCAGGTATTTCAAGCGGAACCAGGATGCAATGGAGGCTTTCTTTGCACGTAAGAGTGCGGACGGAGGGCTGAACCTGTCACAGAGGGTATGGAAGTATAACGGTGAGTTCAAAGAGGAGCTGGAGAATACGCTGGATCTTGCCATAGGTGAGGGAACACCAGCAATGCAACTGGCTTCAAAGGTCAAGGAGTATCTGAATGATCCTGACAGGTGGTATAGGCGTTTCCGTTACAAGGTCGGAGAAGATGAGGACGGAAAGCCTATCTATGGGCTGAAATGGAAGCGGAGGATCTGGGACAATGAGACAGGCACCTACAAATGGATAGATGCCAAACCCACGAAGTATCACCCAGGCGAGGGCAGACCAGGCGTGTACAGGTCAAGTGCCAGAAATGCTCAGAGGCTTGCCAGGACTGAGACCAATATGGCCTACAGGACGGCTGACTATGAGAGGTGGCAGCAGCTTGATTTCGTGATCGGAATGCGTGTGAAGCTCAGCAATAATCACCCTGTCACGGACATTTGCGATCTGATGGCTGATAAGCTGTTTCCAAAGGATTTCAAGTGGACTGGCTGGCACCCTAACTGTCGCTGCTATATGGAGCCTGTTCTGGCTACAGAGGAGGATATGGACACTATGCTGGACAATATACTGGACGGCAAGGAACCAACGGACAATCTGGAGCTGGATGGCGAGGTAAAGAAGATGCCTGAGGAGTTCGGAGACTGGATCAAAGCGAATGAGGAAAGGATGGAGGCTGCAAGAGAAAGAGGCACCCTGCCCTATTTCGTCAGAGACAATGAGGAACTTGTGGCAGCAGCTCTGGGTGGAGACGTTCAGGGCAAAGAGCCTACAATCCTGGAGAGGGCAGCTGAGCGACACAAAGCCAGAACCCCAGAACAGATTGAGGATATAAAGAAAGCCTGGGAGACCAGGAAAGAAGCCATTTCCCTGGGTGATTCCGTGCTGTCTGATCTGGACGGAATTTCAGACGTGGATACAACGGAGCTACAGAACCAGCTGGACACTGCCCACTATGCCCAGGCACTGGAGGAGGCACGTAGGCTCCAGCAGATTGTGGAACAGCTCAAAAACCTGGAATTTGTGGACGGTGGTTTAGCTCTGGCTAAACAGTACGGCTATGAGGCTATAACAGGCGTAGAGGCTGCCGTAAAAGCGAAGCTGGAGGCTTTATCGTCACTGCCTCTGGAGAAGCAGAAAAGCAAGCTGGAATTTGAGGTGTACAAGTATTTCGGTGGCAATATGAATGGCTGCCAGCAGAAATACAAGACCTGGCAAGTGGCTCAGGATGCCTATGCGAAGCAGCTTAAGATCGTGAACGACAAACTGTGGTGGCAGGACGTGAAAGCAAAGCAGCTGGATTTCCTGAGCTACAGCACGAAGTCGGCACCTTACAAGGATCTTCTGTTGAAGCTGGATCAGGCGATTCAGGCACAGGACGTACAGGCAACCAACCAGGCTCTGGCAAAGCTCGAATACAAGAAGCAGCAGCTGGAGGTAGCAGCTGGAAAGAGAGCTGCCAAGAAAGGGGCTATCAGTGATCCTTATGACTACAGCCTTAAGTTCAAGGACAGTGATTTCTCAAAGGCACGCAAGGACGGAGCTGTTTGGACTACTGACAGGGAGTATTGCGACAGCATCTGCCGTTCTCAGACGGAGACCGTCTGGAGTGCTGCTGACGAAGCAACAAAGAAAGCTGCCACAGCTTATACGGAGGGATCTGGAAAGTTCAACAGACCGTTGCGTGGATATGAGGGAAGCTGGGGCAACTATAAGGGCGTTGGCAACGTTTCTCTGAACTATGAGGGTGCTGAACAGAGCATAGATCTGCTGACAGAACTTATTGGGCAGACCAGCTCACCTCAGGATATGTGGATGAACCGAGGCGTTGAAACGCTCAGTGGAGTGAGCAATTTCCTGGGAGTAAGCGAAAGCCAGCTGAGGACTGCAATAAGCTCAGGCAACGTGAACGGCTTTGTCGGAAAGGAGGTCGTGGATCACGGCTTTGTCTCCTGTGGTACAGCTAAGGGCACAGGCTTCTCAGGAACCACTCTGAACATATACTGCCCAAAGGGAACGAAGATGATCTATGCAGAGCCGTTCAGTATGTTCAACGGTGATAGCTGTTCATCCTGGAACCTCTGGAATGGTACAGAAAAATACTCCTTTGGACACGAGTTTGAAACGATAATCCAAAGGGGTACTAAATTCAGGGTGACAAAGGCATACGTGGAATATGGGCACCTATACCTTGACGTGGAGGTTATTGCCCAGATCTAAGGCTCCAGGCGTTCATATATGTCACGGAACCAGGTTCCATCGTCCATTGAACCGTATTTGTCGGACAGAGCTGGGAACAGCTTATCCAGATAATCATTGAAAGCAGCATCCAGAGCCTTGCCCTTATAAATCTTGCTGTCGAAGTAATCGTGCTCGAATTTCTTTTCATAGAACCAGAACATATACTGATCCCTCTGGGTGTCCTGGTTGTATGGGCAAGTGTCCTCACCTTTGTAGAACTTGCACAGTTTCTTAAGCTCAGCGTTCATATATTTATTGTTAGCGGTTTGATAATGTTGTTATATCCTGGGCACGGATCTATCTTTTCCCAGTCGGAGCCAGGATCAAAACAGAGCGATCTGAGCCGTAGTGTACGTTTCTTTCCGTTCACTATGAAGCGGAATACGTGAAAGCCTCTGTGCGTTCCGATTCTGCCCTTATAGTGTGTCTCTATCTCACCCATTGGAGAAATATAACTCCAGAAAATGAAGTCTATGTAATCTCCAACATTTACGGTCTTTCCGTTACAATCCCTGTAGGTCATAATCTATTTATTGTGATAACCCATTTTTTTATAAAAACAGCGTAATTCCTTTTCGGCATACAACTTGACTTTTTCAATACCCCAAAGCTCGCTTGCATATTTCTCTGCCTGTCGCAGTAATCTGGTGCCATAGCCTTTATTCCTTTGCTCTGGGGCAACCCAAAGCCCATAGATAATAGCCGTGTCGCTTTCGTCCTCCAGTGTTATAGATACTTTCCCAAGCCCGTTTTGATACAGAATATCTATCTGCCTATAATCGTCCCAGGTGCTGTGACAAACGCAAAAGTCGCTTTCCATATCAATCCCTTTCAGAGTTCTGTAGTGCGCTGTAGAACCTACTTACCACATCTGCCATTTCGTCTGTGAGGTAACACGCCACAAATCTAAGTATTTCCTCTGGAATCTCCCAGACCGCCTCAGCTATTGAGCCAGTTATGGCTCCCAGCGTGTCGCTGTCTCCTCCCTGGAGAATTGCACGCCTGATTGCATCCTCGAAGCTGGAAGCCTCACAAATGATCTTGCAAGCAACAGGGACGGTGCCCTGGCAAGTCTCATCAAACACGCCCACAGGATAATCCCTCATAAAGCCTGGATAGATTGCTTCAATGTTACGTCTGAAAGCTGCCAGATCCTTTGTGTGCCTCAGGAACCAGATTGCATAAGCAACTGCCTGTGCTCCCTTAATTCCCTCAGGGTGGTTGTGGCTGATTATTGCAGTCTCCCTGGCTTGCTCCAGAACAGCATCCTGCTCCTGACACCACCAGCCGACTGGACTAACCCTCATAGCAGCTCCATTGCCAAAGCTATTGTAAGGTTCTGGATACTTGGATCCCAGCCAGGCAGCGAAAGATCCTCCGTATCCTCCCATAGGGTGAGGGTATCTGTGGCACCAGTCACGAATACTCTGTGCATAGCTCCTGCCAGACAGCAGAGCATCAGCAACAGCAACGGTGCATATCGTATCGTCAGTGAAGCTGCTATCTTTCGTAAACAGCTCAAAATCTCTGTCCGTGGTGTTATTGTTGAACTCGAAGCGTGAGCCGATAATATCCCCAATAATTGCTCCTATCATAATTCATCCTCCTTTGGTTTGTAGTTTACATTGTGCCCATAGTCATACTCTGAGTTATCCAGATCAAAAATGTTACACTTGATCTGGGGGTGCCAACTTGAAAACTGAAACGGATGGGGCTTTACCTGTACTGGCTTTTGAAACTTGAACCCAGAAAGGCTCAGCACAAAGCATAGCCAGCATATAGACACCCTCCAGAATAAGCCGTGACGTAATACCTCTATTGTGGGTAGAACGTAGAAAGGCAGCTTAATGATCTCAGGAGGAACATCACGGAATGGGTTTGTGAAATGAAAATCAAAACGTGTTT